GAGGATTAGATTCAAACCTCTGGGATTGGGAACCTGCAAGATACGACAGAGACTATATGCTCGTAGCAGATGTAGCTCGTGGAGATGGATCAGACTACTCAGCATTTCACATCTTCGATATAGAATCAGTAGACCAAGTAGCAGAATATAAAGGTAAGTTATCTCCTAAGGATTTTGGCAGATTAATTGTAGGTGCCGCCACTGAGTATAATATGGCATTAGTAGTTGTTGAAAATGCATCTATAGGATGGGCTACAATTGAACAAATACAGGAGATGAACTATAGTAACTTATACTCATCTCCAAAGGGAGGAGACCAACTTGACCTAGAATCATACTTTAGTAAAGTAGAGAGAGGAGAGATGATTCCCGGATTTAGTATGACACCTAAAACAAGACCTTTAGTTATTGCTAAAGGAATCGAATATGTAACGAATAAAAGCGTTAATATTAGATCTAAAAGACTTATTGAAGAGCTTAGAGTGTTTGTATGGAAGAGCGGAAAAGCACAATCAATGGCCGGATATAATGACGATTTAGTAATGTCCTTCTGTACCGCAATGTACGTTAGGGATACAGCATTAAGGATGCGACAAATGAACATAGATCTAACAAGAGCTCAGTTAAACACTATGGCTACTATTAATGATGGCCGAAACACTATTTATAACAAACCCTCTACTAATAATAACCCCTACACTATGCAGAATAGTAAAGGAGGTTCTGAAGATATTAGTTGGTTATTTTAACAGATAAATAATGGCGAATAAATCACTTTTTTCAAGACTAAATAGGTTATTCTCTAACGACGTAGTCATTAGAAATATTGGGGGAAATCAACTCAAGGTAGCTGATGTAAATCAAATTCAAACAGCAGGAAAGTACCGCACTAATTCCTTAATGGACAGGTATACAAGACTGTATGTGAATAAGAACTGGAATATCTACAATCCAAACCAGAACTACCAAACACTAAGACAGAACCTATACTCAGACTACGAAGCCATGGACACCGATCCAATCATTGCTTCTACTCTAGATATCATTGCTGACGAAACTACCTTGAAGAATGAGCAAGGTAAGTTATTGACAATTAGAACTCCCAACGAGACCATTCGTCAAGTACTTGATAATCTTTTCTACGATGTACTTAACATCGAATTCAACCTCTGGACCTGGACGAGACAGATGGCAAAATTTGGAGATTTCTTCCTTAAATTAGAAATCTCAGAAAAGTTTGGAGTATACAACGTTATACCCTACACTGTATACAATATGGCAAGATTTGAAGGAGATCAAGACCAAGACAATCCTTCAAAAGTACAGTTTATCATGGATCCAGATGGATTAACAGCAACTCTTGATCCAAACTATCTTCCAAATACACAGAGACATGCAATCAAGTTAGACAACTACGAAGTAGCTCACTTTAGGTTACTATCTGATGCAAACTACCTACCATACGGTAGATCTTACATCGAACCAGGTAGAAAGATTTTCAAGCAGCTAACATTGATGGAAGATGCAATGTTGCTCCACAGAATTGCTAGATCACCAGAAAAGAGAATCTTCTATATTAATGTAGGTTCAATTCCGCCAAATGAAGTAGAAAACTTCATGCAGAGGACTATTAATAATATTAAGAAGACTCCTTATATTGATGAGCAGACCGGGCAATATAATATGAAGTACAATATGCAGAATATGCTTGAGGACTTCTATATTCCGGTAAGAGGAAACGACACAACTACAAAAATCGATACTACCCCTGGATTAACTTATGATGGAATTCAAGACGTAGAATACCTAAGAGATAAACTCTTCTCAGCTCTTAAAGTACCGAAAGCATATTTAGGTTACGAAGGGGAGTTGAACGGTAAAGCAACTCTAGCAGCAGAGGATATTAGGTTTGCAAGAACGATTGAAAGGATTCAAAGAATTATTGAAAGCGAGTTAACCAAGATTGCATTAGTACACCTCTACTCACAAGGGTTTACTAACGAGAACTTGACTAACTTCGAACTTACACTCTCAAGTCCATCTATCATCTATGAACAAGAGAAGATTGCTCTAATGACAGAGAAGATTGATCTTGCAGATAGGATGATGAATTCAAACCTAGTACCTAGCGATTGGATCTACGAAAACATCTTTAACTTTACTCAAGAGCAGTATATCGAGATGAGAGACCTTGTTAGAGAGGATAAGAGAAGAGAATTTAGAAACAGTCAACTTCAAACAGAAGGAAACGATCCGATGATCTCTGGAAAATCCTACGGCACTCCTCACGACCTAGCAACAGTTTATAGAGCAAACGCAGACGCTGCCGATCTTCCCGACGGATATAACGAAAAGAACCCAGTAGGGAGACCGGAAGAGCATGCATCCTTTATTGGTACAAATGATGACCCAATGGGGGGTAGAGATAGACTAGGAGTACATGGAATGAAGGGAGGGTATCCATCTGACGGAGACGGTGAAACAATTAATATAAATGAAACTTTAGCAAAATCAGTTTACTGGAAACATAGAGATTACTTTAATAAGAAAGTTACTTTAGTGGAGGAAAAAGAAGAAGAACAACAACTAGATCTCTTAAAGGAAACTAACATTAAAGGGTTAGACAGTTAACCCTCTATTTATTAATAACACAGTACTGTATTATGGTAAAGATCAAGCATTCTAAGTATAAGAATACTGGGCTCCTATTCAACTTATTAACCAGGCAACTCACCTCTGATGTACTGGAGGGTAAGGAGTCCCCCTGTATAAAAGTAATTGAGAAATACTTTAAAGGAAAATCTATCCTAGCAAAGGAGTATAAACTCTACGAAGCCATTACCTCTCTAAGAGACACATCTCCAGAAAAAGCCTCTGCAACACTGACTACAGTTTTAGAATTATCTGCTAAATTTAACAAGGATATTCTTACAAAGCACAAATATAATCTCATAAAGGAGATCAAAGAACACTACGACTTAGAAGAATTCTTCAGCATTAAGACTCCAGAGTACAGAACGTATGCTGCAACATACTGCTTGATGGAAGCCCACAACACTCCTGACTTAGTTAACCCAGATACAATCATTGAGAATAAAACTACTCTTTTAAAGGCTATGACTACCCCAACAGTTACTAGAGAGGATTCAAGAGAAAGCCTTATTGAAGAGTTTTCAAAGTATGACAATGATTTAAGACTTCTTACATATAAAATTCTTCTTGAGAAGTTTAATAAGAAGTACACAACACTGCTTCCTGAACAAAGAGAAGTATTAAAAGAATTTATAGTATCGGTATCCTCTAGTAAAAAGTTAAAGAACACAGTAAACTCTAGAATAGAGGCAATCAAAGAAGAATTAAATACGTTAAATAGTACTGTAGAAGATAACGTACTTAAGATTAAGATCAATGAGCTTTTAAATCATGTTACTCCGGTAAAAGCTAACGAAAGAGTAAAAGACAGCCATTTAGTTACACTCATGTCACAGTATGAATTACTAAAAGAGTTGAGAAATGGCGAAAGTAAGTAAAAAGGTATTACGAGAGCTTGTAGCAAAAGTTCTTAAAGAACAATCTGCTTCCGGAGCAGCTGGGGGATATTTAACAAAGTACGCTTTTACAAACCCTAACCAAAAAAGTAATAGAGCAACAAAATACTTACAGAAACAAGGATTTAAACATCCAGGTAAATATAAGAGTAAAGCAATGGATGTTATTAGATGGTTTGAAGAAATAAATAAAAGTAACTAATGAGAACACTGCAAGAGAAATACATAGGTCTACAAAACGGCAACTACACAAAGGCTGAGTTTATTAGAGATGCTAGAAAGGAATGCTCAACAATTATATCTCCTTTCAATAGTGCCGATGATGCAATTAAGATTCTTAAAAATAAAGGAATCCTAACAGAGGAAGTAAAAAAGGAGGAGAATATTTACCCCACATGGAAGCCCGATTATATGGAAACTCCTGCATTTAACGCATCCTTATACCAAGTAGACTTAGGTATTAGAGTAGAACTCGCAGAGAAAGGTATTCAAGGAGTCCCTAATGAAGAGCAGTATAACAAAGCAAGAGAGAAAGCTATTAAAAATCTTGCAAAAGATCAATACTACTACACAACTCCTGATATCGAAGATGATAAGAGAGAGGATACCCTAAGACCTGTAGAACCTAACTCTACAAACCAGATGGAAAAGGTTAATGAAGTTTTAGGTAAGCTTATTAAAAAGGTAATTAACGGATAATAGAATGAACAGCCTACTAGTAGAATACTTTCCATTTAAATCCACCCTTACGGAAGTAAGAAAAGGAACCTTTGAAGTTAAAGGCATTTGCCAAAGAGCCGGCAAGGAAAACCAAAACAATAGAGTCTACGATAAAAGAATTCTTGCCCGAGAGGTAGACAAGTATATGGATACTTTCGTAAAGCAAGGAAACGCATACGGAGAACTAGACCATCCAGACTCTCAAGTTGTAAATCTAAAAAATGCCTCCCACGTTGTAAAAGACCTATACTGGGAAGGAGATGATTTAATTGGAGTATTCGAACTACTAAATACCCCCTCCGGAAACATTGTAAAAGAAATCTTGAAAGGTGGACATACAATTGGAACCTCCTCAAGAGGGGCAGGGACTGTCAAGCAGACAAATGAGGGATATTTAGAAGTAGATGATGATTTTGAACTAATCTGTTGGGACTTTGTATCGAATCCTTCAACCCATGGAGCATTCATGTATACAACCACCCTCAATGAAGGTAGAAATCCACAAATGGACAAGTATGCAAAAGCACATACACTTGTTCAAGAACTACTATGTCTAACAGCTAATAAATGTGAATTAAAATGAACGTAGACTTATTTACCCACCCATTTGGCCTAGGAGGAGGAATATACCTCTCTGGATCCAATCAGACCTTTACCGGATCTTTTTACTGTATTGACCCAATTGCATCAACAACTATAGTAGTAGAAACAACTCTACAAAATAACTACGGAAGCACAATTTCTGCTACTTTAGAAAATAAACCTTTTCTAGCACCTATGACTTCTGGATCAATTACCGGGGAGTGTATTGTATACAATGCCAATGAAACAGTAAGGTAAATCAATGTTTGGGCTAGGCTACGGAAGAACCTTCTCAATTGGTAAAACAGCAACTACCGGGGAAG